TATGGTTTCAGAAGACCGTCTGATGTACAACCTGATGAACCAGGTGGTTGGTCTTGACAACAACCTCCAGATCATCAGCGGCCAGCTGACGCCTTACACGCTGGCTCAAGTGATGACCAACGTCAACCGTTGGGGCCTGAAGACCCCTTACGTGCTGATCGCGTCGGACCTGATGCAGGACGTTATCGGTAACCAAGAGTTCTACACCGCGATGGATCCTGTCGCTCGTCATGAACTACTGTTGACCGGTGAAATCGGCGTGCTGTACGGTATGACCGTTGTGTCGGACGCTTATCGTCACCCAGAACACAAGGTGCTGAACCAAGGCGAATTCTTCGTCATGGCCGACGCGCTGAACTTCGGTGCTTACTCGGATCGTGGTGGTCTGCAATCGCAACCTATCGATATCAGCGTCGAGAAGATCCCAGGTCGTGGCTGGGTTGTGTACGAAACGTTCGCGCTGGCGATCGCTAACTCGCGTGCTGTTGCCAAGGGTCTGCGTACCTAATAAGGCGCTTGGGGGCTAGTAGCAACTAGCCCCAACCTTGCAACTAACCACAAAGGAATCGATATGGCCTACAATCTCTCGCTGGATCTGGTCGCTCTCGCGATTCAGGAATCCAAAAAGGGTAACCTGGTCAACGCCGGTGTCCTGTTCATGGGTGCTGTTAAAGACAGCTCTGCGGACAAGGCAATGCGCATGATCCAGGCGACCAACGAACACGCCCTCAAGACCGAAGCGTCGAAGACGACTACGAAGAAAGCTCCTGCTAAAACCCAAGCTTCTAAAGCTAAGGTGAAGGCATCGGAATCTTTTGAGAAGACCGACGACGCTACGCTGGCTGTTCTGAAGAAGCTTGCTGCTTCAGAAGACGGCAACCCGTTTGCAGAAGATGCTGACGAGGACATCGACGACGCGGAAGACGACGTTGAAGATGCTGAAGACGAGGTAGAAGACGCCGAGGATGAAGTTGAAGAAGCTTCAGCCAAACCGGTTAATGCTCGTACCCAAGCTGCTGCGTTTGCAGCGGTGCTGGCGAAGTTCTCGAGCAACGCCAAGAAGGCCGCTCCTGCCAAGAAGTAAGCGCCCCGTGCAGTGCCCCAAAGGCCCGAGCTGGTTACCAGGAACACTTGGTGCCGCTCGGGCCTTTTTCATTTCCCGTAGGATTTCATCATGGCCGTCAATGCAATACGTCCTATCGAGGACCATGTACTCGAGGGAATCGAACAACGCTTCTACGAGACGTTTGGTTGCCTGACCAAGATAGTGAACGCTTACGAGAAGGCACGCGCACTAGAAACGATATTGGGTGGTAGGAGTTTGAAGTATCCCTACATGTTTCTTCGTATAGCTAGTCTTTCACCGAATACGGATAGCTATTCAACTAACATGATGGGACGTCGTGGTCTTCAAGCAATCATCGCTGATGATCAACAACAGGCGTATACAGCAAACTTTACTGTGGATGTTGAATACTACACAGATCAGTTTGATCTGCATCACGAGAAGTCCGCGGTTGCTTTTGCACGTCGCTGGTTGTTCGCCCGTCGGCTCGGGATGCTCAAATTTAATGTAGACTACGGACGGCTGGCTCTTAGCGTTGGTGTCACGATGGACGAGAGTGTTACCTTACCAGATCGCAATAACCTGGTAGAGTCTCAATCACACTATGTGATCCCTGGAGTATGTACCTTTCATGGTTATGTTAGTGAGCCTATGCTAGGTACGCAAGGTATAGTGAATGAAATACATACCAACACTCAGGTCGATAGTCCACCACCAAGTGATAAGAAGCCGGCGCCTACACCCCAGTTCTGGCAATTCCCAAGGAGCTCAAAATGAAAGTAGTGAACCTGTCTACCATTGCGCAGCAGGTCGCGGTTAATCTTCCTGACGGGCGCAAAACTTCAGTACGCATTATGCCTCGGTCGCGTATCGATTTGGCTCAAGGCCAAGTGGTGTGCCCCAATTGGATTGCGCTGAACCCCCGCGTTCTCAAGATCTTCGATAACCCGCCTCCTGCCAAGCAAAATCCTGCGCCTGTACCTGAAGCAGCCCCAGCTAATCCTGAGGTTGCAGTTCAGGTTAAGGACGCTGACGCCGGCAAGCAAGGAGAATAAGCATGGCTATCTACACCCCACGCGCCTCCGACGTTCGCATCAACGAAATTGATCTGTCTCAGGTAGTAACCTCCAACAGTTCGTCAACTGCTGCACAGGTTATTGTCAGTACTCAAGGTAGTACTGACCCACGTCGTTGGACAAACGCGCAGGACTACATGGGGCACTACGGCATACCTAATGCTGCTGTGTCTTTCGATGTTTATTGCGGTCTCGATTTCTTCCGAGAAGGCAATGATATGTGGGCCCTCCGAGTGGTCGGCCCTGGTGCTCTTTATTCTGGCGTTTGCCTCTACGCAGACGTTAATGGCGTTACGCACCTGAATCCTACGTCGGCTGGTGTTGCGGATCCAACCCAACCTGATTTTGATTCGTTGGTTCCTGGTGGTACTGATGTTCCGATTGCGCTATTCTACGGAAACAAGGGTCCTGGTAGTTACGCAGACAACTTGGCTATTTCGATCACTAGTCAAAACCTGTTGGCACCTGCTTCGTTGAGTACTGCTTCATCAGTTACCAATACTGGTACTCTCGCTGCTGGTACCTACAACTATCAAGTCGCCTCGATCGGGCCGAATGGCGAAACTATGCCGTCGCCTACGTCGACCATCGTGATTGCCTCTGGCACGGGTACGCCTAACACGATCACCTTAACGTGGCCTCAAGATCCGCAAGCCATTGGCTACGCTGTCTACGGTCGAATAACAGGTTCCGGTTATGGCTTCATCACGCAAGTTGGTCAGACCAATCAATCGACGGTAACGTTTGTTGATACTGGCGGTGTTGTACCTAACGCTACGCGTCTGCCAATCACCGATCCTGCTGATTTGCCAGCACCGGTTCTGGACTTCATCGTTAACGTTTTTGATCTGACGCAGAGCGCGAATTTCCCGGTGGAGCAATTCACCTGCACGCTGCAAGATGCTACCGACGACAACGGTGTTGCCACCGAGTTGGAAGAACGTATTAACCCGTTCTCAAATTACATCCAGGTTAAATCGAACGTACCTGCGTTGCCTGCGCCTGATACTATCACTATCGACTCAGTTGCGCAGAAGGCTATGGACGGCGGTGATTCCGGTACTGCACCTACGTCATTCGACATCGCTAATGCCTGGTCGGTGTTCTCTAACAAAGAACTGTATGGTGTTAACGTTCTAATCAACGGTGGCCATTCTGATCCTACGGTTCAGCAAGCTATGGATTCGCTTGCACAGTCCCGTGGTGACGCGGTAGCACTGTTGGACGTTCCTTCGAACAGCCAACAATTCCAGCAAGCGATTAACTATCGCAATCTGACGTTGAACCTGAACAGCTCGTATTCTGCATTGTTCTGCCCGGACATGTTGGAATCGGACAACATCAACGGCAAGCAACAGTATGTCCCATTCTCCGGATGGGCTGCTGCATTGTGTGCTCGTACTGATCGTGTAGCGAACCCGTCGTTCTCTATCGCTGGCCTGAATCGTGGTCTAGTGAACGTGTTGAAGACACGCTTCTCCTACGATGACGGCGAAGCGAGTGCTATGTTCAAGGCCCAGGTGAACTACACCCGTACGTTCGTTGGCCAAGGCATTGCACTGTGGGAACAACAGACGATGCAGGCGAAAGCCAGCGCATTATCGTGGTTGTCTGTTCGCCGTATCGTGAACGTCATCAAGGTATCCCTGTACCAATTCGGTCTCTACGTTCTACAGGAACCGAATGATGACTTCACGCGTCGTCAGATGGTTCGATCGTTCAGCGATTATCTGGACACCCTCCAGAATGCACGTGCCCTGAACAGCTACAGCGTGATCGCGGATGCTAGTAACAACAGTGCTGCTGATGCAAACAGCGGCGTTCTGCGTTGCACGGTTATCCTGATTCCTGTGATTCCTGTTCATGAACTGCAAATCGACGTCGTAATCAGCAAGCAAGGTGTGTCGTTCCAAGAAACGGTCACTCAGCTCTACGGCGGTTAACCTAAGTGGGTGGAGGAATCCTCCACCCACTTGGTAGAAGAGACAAAATCTAGCGAGGCTGATTATGCGAGACATCGATAAGAAACGACGTCTAGCAGACCACAAGGAAGGTCCTCTGGAGGCAATAAAGTTATCTGTGAAGATTTCTGATTCACAGGTTAACAAACGTCTTGACGAGGACCTTACCAGGATGCACTCTCATCAGATGTTCAATGACCTATTACGTCATGCGATACATACCGATGAATCTAACCTAGTCATCTTAACCTCTCAAGACGGCTATGGGGCTACTGCATATCTTTACGACGTTGACGAGGAAATCATAGCAGGTAAGCTAGATCTTCAACCATCTGGTTTAGGTAAGAAGGTGCTAGAGCCCCATACGATGTTTCGTAATGTTTACCGTGGCCAGGGCTATGCCTATTCCATGTACGATATGGTATTGCGTAATGGAGTTTGCTTGGTGTCTGGGGGTGAACAGAGCTCATCTGCTAACGCACTTTGGTGGAAGTTAACTCATCGTTGGGATTGGTTCTGGATTGAATATACCGACTATGATACTACCTATCTCGGTCAAGACGTAAGTCCGCGTGAACAGGGACTTTCCAGTTATCGATTGGTTCTTCTAGGTAGCGGATGGTCTACAGAGAAATTCAAGAAGGAAGCAAAAATGAAGATGCCTGAGATGGCAGGTGCGGTGAGTGCAAAAACATTCGCAGACAGGCACGAAGCACGTGAGATGAGTGATACGCTCGTCGATAAGCTTAACCGATCTTCACAGTTCGACTACAAACGCAATGATATCGATAACGCTGTTTCCTGTTCTGGCGATGTTCGTGATGTAGTGTCCGATGTTTCTCGAATTGGTTACCGGCAATTCGATATCATGCGAAATGGATGGCGGCTATCACGTACTCTACGCGATGCTGCTTTTATGTCGATCAACGGCGAGTTCCCGATAGTGGTGCGCGAACCCACTTCCGGATTCGGTACAGTAATTACGTTCCTGGGTAAGAGCTTACAGAAATTTCAAGTGCTTAACCAAATGGAACATTTCATTGCTCACGGAGCAGACGTAGGCCTAGAATCTCTAGTTCCTGGTACGCTCAGCCTTTGCTTAACATGCGAACTCGATAAGGGTGTCGACGATGTGTGTGAAGAACTGGAAAAGCTCAGCTTCGTGAAAACCCCAAACGGTCAATACCTGAGTAAGAAATTCGGCTTGTACATAATACCTGCCGGTAGAAAGCTCAAGCTTATAGACAGCATGTTCTAGTTCAACACAGGAGCACATCATGGCTCGTTCAAGCCTTCAAGATACCCTGAGTGTTGGCGACCCAGCGCACATTTGGAACTTCGACCTGTTCCTTCCTGTGATTCCTGGATCGTCTGATACTCGCGACCTGACGTTCAAATGCCAGTCCATGGACCTTCCTGGTACGCAACTTGAACCTGTCGACGTTGCATTACACGGTGTACAGATCCCGTATGCTGGTCGTCGTATGTTCACGCAGACCTTGAACGTAACGTTCTTGGAAACGCATGACTGGAGTACACGAGAGAAGTTTCGTCGCTGGATTGAGTCAGCTCGTTCCTGGCGTAATAATTCTGGTTCGTTCAGCACTGGATATTGGGTTACCGCACAAGCTGTTACCTATGATGATATTCCAACTGTTGTCGCGACCACGCAGATCAACAACATGTGGCCAGAAAACATGCAAGAAGTTCAGCTGGACGGTTCACAGAACGGTGCGGTTCATCTTCAAGTTAGTTTCCGATATACCGATTGGCAAACCGTATAAAAGGAGTAGACAATTATGAATTTTGCAGAACGTATCCTATCTTCAACTGCCATCCGAGCATCTACAGATGTCCGCTCCGTAGCCCGTGCAATAAAGGACGCTTTTGGTACTCAGTTTTCCAGTAGTTCCCCTGATTATGCAGCTTCTATCTATCTTTCACGGGTACCAGGTAAAACTTTTGATGCCAAACTATCCGCCTTGGGTGACTGTCTCAAGAAGATGAATATTTCTTTTGACAAAAAGAGTAATGGAGGTGGCGCGTACTTTGTAGGAGAAGGGATTCAGGTTTTTGTTAGTCGCCCTGAAGGAACCATTGTAGTCAGTCCAGCACAAGGATAAGTCCACGCCCGTTAATTTAATGGCGTACACGGCACCTGCTTCTTAGCAGGGCCTTTCTCTAAAAGAGATTCGCTACCGTTTGAGGTTCCCAATCGAATCGAGGATATCATGCAAACTATTACCATTACCGATCACAAGCTTGTTACCCCCACGTTGGCTCGCGTTATTGTCGCATGGACTGGTGAAATGAGCACCGAAACCATGGCCGGCATGTTGACGGAACAGATGAAGTATCTGGCTACGCCTGTGGAGAATTCATTCCGCAGCCTCACCAAGGATACCGCTGTTGGTTTCGTTCGCGCGAACCGTGAAATCCGCGAACTGAATGAAGCCAAGGATCCTAAGACTGGCCAAGTTATGGCTCGTGTCCAGTACAAGGTTATGTCCAACAACATCTTGATGGACAACAAAGACCGTACGCTCTGGGAAGTTAAAGACGGCCCTGGCGGAAAATACCTGGCACGTCATGGAAACGAGAATCTCGCTGAGCTGATTGAGGCGACCACTAACTTTCAGCGTACCGACGTTCCGAAGCTGTCGCGTATCACTATTGCCAAGGCAGGTCGTGGTGAATTCGCAGCCTACTGCGGACTTGATGGCAACATGGACTACGGCTTCGTGACTCGCACTTCCAATACCAAGTGCGAAATCATGTCGATGGCTACTCAACGTCCAGTGGTTGTTCCGAACCAACTAATCGCTAGCCTTACTCCTGTCAGCATCGACAAGGAAATTCACAAGGCGGTGATGGCTCGTGTTCAAACTTCTGGTGAAGTAGCGCAGGCCGCAGAATACTGGCGCACTCTGTATTCCTATGACAAGCCCTACGCTGACGCATTTGTGAAATACACGAACGAATCAGCCTCGATGTAATTCTGGCGAAAACGCAAGAAGGCCCTGTAGATGTTGAGTCTACAGGGCCTTCTTCTTGGACTAAAGGAATTCATTACTGAGCAAAAGACCAGATTTGCGATTGTACGTATTTCGCCATCTCTTCTGCGGAATCAAACTCTTGCCGCGTACTCTTCACATCACAGCCTCTGCCTACATCAACATCAACGCGATATTTATCGTAGTATGCCTTTATATGGGGTAATCGATGTTGTCGATTTGCATACATTACTGATGACGGGTTACGTTGCATGACCCAGCCTTCAGGAATAACTACCTGCTCTAGAGCTGTCTGAACTAAACCTTGGAGCAACTTGTTTCCTACTTCCGCACGCATCGATCGGATGCTACGTAGGTAACCCATGTTCATGCTCATTCTACATCCTTGGAACTAGTTGACGTCGACTCTACTACAATAGCAGCGTTCACATCTATATCGGTAGGTAGGCCAGGTCTCCCACGAAGGGACTCCGTACCATTTGTGACCAAACAATCTACAGATCCATTTTGGCATGGTAATTTTTCTAGTTTTAGACCGAGTGTGTTGGGCTCGAAGCCAATCTTAATTCGACGAATCTTGGAGTGCATTTCATATGCAGCAAAATTACCTACAGCGTCTAAACACCGTTTCTTACTGATTACCTTTCCTATTTCTTCATTGAAGTTTTCTGGATCGGTAACACTTGCGATGCCATGAACAGCGTGACCATTATTCAATATGGCTTCACACACCATAGACTTACCACTAGGTAATAGCGTCCAGGTGAATGACTCCACCATGTCCTCAATTAACTCAGGCGTTAACTTTGTTTTAGGATTCAAAACGTTTCTCCGAAAGTGGATATGTTGCGATGCTTAACTGTCCACAGGAAAAACGTATCCCAAATCTTCAGAGGCTTGAGGTCGAATCTGACGCTGTAAGGCAGATGCATCCTAAGATACTCTTCTACTTCTACCAACTTACTTTTTGGTACGCTGATTAGTAATAGGCCTGGCGTATGTTCAACAACACGACCACGCTTCGCTGTATTCTTTAGCGCAATCTTCAAGTCCTTGATAGTGACTATGATACTTCCCATGGATCTTCCTTATTGCTAGGGCTGGTGCTAGAGGTGGGACTCGAACCCACGATTGCTCGCTTACAAGGCGAGTGCTGTTGCCGCTGAGCCACTCTAGCGTCCTATCAAATTGCACTCTTACTTATTTACGTCCAAAGAGTACACTTATGATCCATGAAAACCATTTTTCTTTTGGTTTTGCTGTCGGAACTATTTCAGGTTTTTGATCTGGGTAGATATCTGGATCAATGATTGCCCGAGAACATCCTTCGTACATATCCCAACACGTATCAAGGTCACTATTACTCACAATCCGGGCAGGATTACTGGACAGAGGTTTGCTTTCTCCAAATATTGGAGGTGGAAAATATCCTTCACCTTCTACGCTAGGCTCTACAAACTGTATCAGCTGCTCCTGCCAGATACTGAGCATTGGATCTATATCGTAACCTGATGGTACCAGCTCCAATTGCGTTGTTTCCACAAACCTTCGTGCATCGCGTTGCTTATCTAACCGTGCTAACTCTTCAGGAGCTGCTTCATTTTCTAGCAAGCGCAATGCTAGTTTTTCTGAGATAGCTACCAAGATACCTTCTTCTAGCGCGTGAATAAATCCTTCTGACTCCAGAAGAACTTTGCGAGAAAATTCATTGGTAACGCACATAGGTAGCCACGTCGCTGGTAATTGAAGATGCTCTACAGAGAATTCTTCAATCGGTTGTGCCGATTTCAATGGCGCACCTATGGTACGTGATCTCATCCAATTTTCTAGATCATGAATTTCGTGTTGCTTGCTGCTCTTGACCTTGGCAATCTTGGTACGTATCTCTACCAATACTTCACCAAGGCTGGTTACGCCTCCAGCCTTAGTATTATTCAGCACCCACAGAGGTCCTTTACCATTCTTGATCTCTTCAAGAGAAAGTGAGTTCTCGTACATTACTCACCTCCACGGATCCATGAGTACAACTTAACGTACCAGGGACGTGCTGCCAATGCACGCCGACGCGCAAGTTCTCGATCACGGTTGTCGAATATGTCTCGAATACGATCAACAGGACATACGGTCAACGTATTCGACAAATTCGTTTCGTCCTTTTCTACACCCATGCACAGATGTTGAAATGCACGGTGGCGGTCTGGTTCCTCGAACCCTTCGTAAAAGGTTTCCAGATAGGCGATTAACCATTCTGCGTCTTCAGTCGTAATACCTATTACCAGCTTCTTCTCAAGAGCTGCACGGAAATTTCCGTTAGCAAGGATGTCTTGCCGAGGAAGAGCTACCGCACAGTCAAAAGGGAATCCCCTGTAGTCATGAGGTACCACAATGGTAGTAGCCCGTGTGCTCTCAAGTCTCAACTCCCGCGTTAGCTGAACGCTAAGTTCATGTTTCATCGGTTCAAGAAACTTATCGCGGTGACTCATAGCTGCCGTATCGTCTAAAACCATTGCGTCTGAAACGGCGTTCACAATATCCATAACATGGGACTGGAAAAGCTTCCCTGTTATAGGCTTGCGGATATCTATCAGGACATCTGAAGGACGAGTAATCCTCGTATATCGACCAACTGCATTCATGGAATTATTCAGAACCCACAGGGGTTCATGATCTGGAAGTTCCAATAATTCCGAAATGGATAACTCTTTCAAAGCCATAATCTTACTCCTTGCTGCAGGAAACCAAATAATTTTTAAACCCGTGTACGACCAGTCAGGCTATACAATCGTTGCGTTACGTACCTTAGACTTTCTCGAACGGATAGCAGTTTCTGTCCTATCAATGTGTCTGGATCTATCTCTGGCTCCGGAGGTGTATCTTTCTCCTCTTCCAACGATCCTAGAACAGGATTCAATACCTGTTCATGATGATCGACCGCAGCTACCAACTTGGTGATTAGGCTATCAACCTCGTTGAGTTCACGCTCCAGATAACCTACTACTTTCTGTTCTGTAGCTTGTTGGGAATCTGATAAATCAACTCGTCTAGCTACCTGTACCATTTTAGATCTCCAGCATAGAGAGCAGATCCCGCAACTCAGAATTAAGCAACTTCTGAGCACGAACAGTTGATTCGATCTCTCGGGCTACAGGGCTCGAAGACGTATAGGGAAGTTGCTTATCCGTAGAATCTATCCCAGCTTCTGCCGTAATAGGCGGTATAGTTACCGGGTGTAGTCGGTTCTTCAGACTCAACAAGAGGTTATTAAAGATGTCCACTTGATCCTGCATGTTCCGAATCTGCTGCATCGTACCGCTTATAGGCCCTACACAGTCCATGGATCGTGCTACAAAGGACTGAATATCTTCTTCACCAATACTTGCTGCTTTCTTAACGCTACCAGTGCTTAAGTTCGACATAGTTGTCTCCTAGTTAGAGGTGGGGTAGTAGGCCACGACATAGGTTCCTGGAGGAAGGAAGCGCCGTGATTTATCAAGAATAGTATCCGTGATCACCGCCATCTTGCGATAAGTGAACACATACCCTTCATTATCTTCCTGTTGCTGCTCATCCAACGACACGCGAGAATCTTCTTCCTCTCCTGACTCCACGAGAGTACGGTACAGCGTGTCGTATACGTCTTCAGGAATGAAAATCTTGATACCACTGAAATGGTGATTCAGCGTGTGACTGCGTAGGTCATCGTGGAATGTTTCCATATCTACAAATGAATGAGCAGTTCGTTCCTTTGCAGCCGCATAGGACTCGAATTCAATATGTTCAGCACCTTTCATTGATGTTCCTTAGATAGCCATCATCACAAAAGCAATGACCAGGTAATTGGTAAAATGGGAGAATTGATCAACACCTAGTGCGATCCAGAAACAATTACACTTAGCCAATTCTTGTACGTCGTGCTCCTTCCCCTTGGGAGGAAGTGCTCTCCATCCGAAATGTTGACACAGACGTACCTTAGTCAGGTCTGTCATGTAGTGCCACCAGAATTCAAGCACCACGATGTTAACCAACGCATGAGCACCTGCAATTCCGTATTTGGTAACGACGGACCAAATACCAATGACAACAATTGTAGAGGCAGCGTGTAGGAGCGAGTGTATGATGCCACCAGGATGGCCAAATTTTCCTTTGTTCAAGTACATGTACGGTGGCTGCAATGCGAAGTCCACAATGAGATGCTTCACACCGAGTCCCAACAACAGTCCTAGGACTGCCACTACATTAGGATCTTTCATAGGGGTTTTGAATTCTTGGCTCTTTACAGGTCGTGAGCCGCATACGAGCGGGAGGCATGTTCTTGCCTCCCGCTATCCTATTTACGAACTAGTTAAGCTGCACCTTTGTGCATCGTTTCTTCGTTCGCTTCATAGGCTGCGATGAACTTCAGTACAGCTTCGGACCATCCATTGATATGGGTGAAACGTCCGTAACCGATACCTCGAGCGTTCGTCGCGATGTTGACGATGTAGTTGTGTTTACCGATCAACTTTGCTTTCGCAGAAGTTCCGTCGATATCCGTATCCTGTTCGTCAGTGATGACGATACAACGTTCGACATCTTGATCACCAAGGGTGCCAGAAACGAACTCCGTAACCTGCTTAAGGAAAATACCGCCTTGGCCAATGCGACGATAGATTTCTTGATCTCCACCAACACGCAGCTTTTCTGCCAAAGCAAATCCACGACGCGGCGGAACAGTTATCGTAGCGTGCTTCCGGCTATGGTCGTTACCTGCCGTAGCAAACACTGCAATGTTCTCGCACAGTTCACGGCACAGAACACTGAATGCTGCCGCTACATCAGTACGTTCCAATCCCGACTTATCTGCCATCTGCGCTCTCATGGAACCCGACAAGTCCACAACCAACACCGTGCGTCCTGGTAGTTTGGGAATGTTCTCCACTGCGCGGAGCATCATCTTCTCGATGGCATCTTCCCATTCAGGAACTGCACGTTGCGCAGACATGAACTGGAAAGGCAGGATTCCATCAACCTTGGCTACATCTGCATAGCTATTGACCACATCCTTAGATATGCCGGCTTCTTTGATATTGCGCAGGTTACGCAGGAAAGCCAGGCCTCCCAACTTACCACTCTTCATCAAATCAGCAAACGTTTCTTTCTTGTCTTCGCCGCGTGACAGCTTGTTTTCCCACGTTTCTGGGGAAACCAACTGATCGTGAACTACTCGACCATACAGGAGTTCGCCTTTCGTGAACTCGCGTACAAACCCCTTGTTTGGTTTGTAGTTGGTACGCGCATCCTTATTCCACAAAGCAGAACCAGGTTCAACGTCTTTCGGCTTTGCATGTGAAAGGAAGAGCACGTCGCGCAACTTCACTTCGTGATCACGATTGTACTTCGCTAGTTGATACTCGCTGAATTTTGCAAATGCGCGAGCCAGACCTTTCTTTACCTGGCCTGACAATGGCTGACGTCCATCCTTCCAATAGATAGCCAGGAATTCCGTCAATGAATCAGGACGGTTGATAACCGCTTCAATCGTGTTCGCGATGACGGAAGGATTTTCCACACGACCTGGATGGCGCGCCATTTCCCGAGCCAGGAGTAGCGGCACATGGCGCAGCTTCATATCTTCATGTGCCGTCCGTGCCAGGTACGCTACATCTTCCAGCGGAACGCTGGGAACGAGCTTGGATATGCGTTCGTCTTCAGTACCTTCCCACAGCAGGCAGGTCATCACTGCACGGGAAAGTTGCTCGAACGGAGCATTGTTAAGGACAGATTCTTTGGTTACCGCTTTACGATGCGGATCAGCTTTACGGTTGAGGTGGGCCATTTTGGCTCCTTTGTAGTGAAGAGTGACAGATGAAAGAACGAACTTCGGTAGTTCGTAGACGTTCAACTTCCTCACCAACCCCAAAAAGATGCGCTGTCAAATCCTCATAGGTGCCGGCCCCACCGGGTCTACAAGAACTTGACAGCGCGTATCTCTGCGTCAGGCAGAAACAGAGACAGGGTAGGTAGGGAACAAACGTTGTCGGGTAGTTGGCGCCATGCCTACAGCCTTCCGGCCGCACCAGGAATCGAACCTAGCATTCTCTTGCAAAGAAGTAACCGACTAACTACGCCACTACCAAACTAGTAGGACCACCAGCTTCTACAAAAAAGCTGGTCACTAGCGCGCTGAGCCATATGAATCAGATTCAGTTAACAAGCTGGTGGTCCAAACTTGGCGATGCGTAGGAGGCTCGAACTCCTGACTTCTGGATAGACAATCCAGCGCTCTACCAACTGAGCTAACGCACCACATAAATCAATTTGCAGGGAACAGACATTATCGAGAGCGTGGAATCGAACCACTAAACTGGGACCAAGCCCCAGTGCTTATCCAATTAGCGATGAACTCGATTAATTACGCCACTGCAAAACTAAGAAGGACTCCTTGTTCCAGTTTCAAAACCTCGGACTAGCATGTCCGTGAAACAAGGAGCCTAAACTGGCACACCCAGCGGGATTCGAACCCGCGTACCTGCCGTGAAAGGGCAGTGTCCTAGGCCTCTAGACGATGGATGTAAAGCAGGGAACAAACGACAACAGAACGTTACGGCGGGTTTATCCACTTCCCTACCCTCCCACAGATTTGGGAGGGGCTAGATTCGAACTAGCGCAACCTTACGGTACCGGCTTTCCATGCGAAGTAACTGTTATCTACGCCACTGCTAAACTAAAACTCTGAGACTGCTATGATGTGTGCGGGGAACAATCGTGTACGATTAATTGCCGGTTGATCTACCAACTGATCTACTATCCTGACGGATAGACGGGACTCGAACCCGCGACCCACTGGTTGAGATGGAATCGTATACTTCACCACCGCACACATCATAACAGTCTAAATTATCTTTGATTCTAGCAGGGAACCCTCGCCTGCAGGAACGGCCTTTCGGCCAAGTGCTCTATCCAACTGAGCTACACCACTTACGCAGTGACAGGACTCGAACCTGCGACCACTCGATTAACAGTCGAAGTAACTGCACAGCTACGCCACTGCTAGAATCAAAGATAACTTCTTCACAGTTATTTACGGAATCGCTTTTCAGCTACTTGGGGAATAATTAGCAACGGTGTTTTGGTCAGATTCAAAGTCTGGAAGTAACCGATAGCCCTCGCCACCAAGTAGTTGAAAAGCGACTCCATATTATTTACGGAATCACTTATTCTTCAAACTCTGTTCTACAGCGTTCTTTAAGACGCGCTCTCTCAGGTCCACGTAGTATTTTCTTGAATGCCTTACTCGCCTTCTTTCCCATTTCCTGGGAATAGCCTTTTGAAAATCGAATTGCGGCCTTACCTTTTTCTAGCATTTCTACCTTGGACTGCAAAGGTATGTCACCAGGTAATGCACCCATCTTCGTTTTCTTATGCCTGGACAGTTTACCCATTATCTTTAACGCTCAACAACGCCAGTTACCGGACGAATTAGAGACATCATAGGACCCTCATAAAGCCGATAACCAAAATCTACTGTTGTGGCTTTCTGCACAGCACCTAAATGTGCTTCTTCAATATTATTACCACGTACTGATTTAATACCACCAGAAGATACCAACACGCCATCACGACGTGTGAAGTATTCAACATAGTACATCGTATTGTCCGAAGTTAAATTACGGTTGGCGGATACAGTAGGATTCGAACCTACGGAGCCTTTCGACTCGACACGTTAGCACCGTGCTGCTTTCGACCACTCAGCCATGTATCCTTTGGACTCGCGTACTGGAATCGAACCAGTCTAGATGGATTGCAATCCATCACATAACCTACCTGACCACGCGAGGTCAATTTAGAACCCAGTGCCGAGAACACTACGTCCTTGGCTCTCAACGGATATATGCCGGGCAGTTTCTACCCAGGTCACCTTGTTGACTATACGGTTTCCGCGCTTCAGAACCTACCTAAGTAGCTGTCTCTATGGCTACCACTAGAGTGGAGCATCCTCGGCGATGGATTCTTGAATTATTTTACCGAATGTTGGT